ATATTGGAGGACAGAATATGAGTGCGAGTTCGTCGAGTCGTCGTCCAACATCTTCAATCCCGAATTATTACGAAGCACATTCACAAGAGGACTTGGATTTCACGAGTTCGGAACGAAAGTTCATAATTGTACTGTGGGTGTGGATATTGGCAAGTCCGTTAATTCAACTGTTATTAGTGTATTTACTTGTGAGAAAACAAATACACAAAATGTGGCACGACTTGTATATTTGGAAGAAATCAGTCCTAGAACAGGTGGACATGATATTCCATACCAACGTGAGCGTATCATGGATATTGCTCGCGGTTTTGGTGCTGATAGGCTTATTATTGATGCGACAGGTATGGGTGGCGCGATTGAACAAGATATAAGGATAGCGAGTATAGAGAGTGGTATACAGTTTATACCATTCATTTTTACAGGTGGAGCGAAAGGTACTAAAACTCAAGTGTACAGAGACATGGTATCGTATTTACAAAAACAACAGGTTATTGTTCCTGACCCCAAAGATTTACCTGCTAACGAAGCAAAATTAGTCAATAAATGGTACAGAGAACATGTCGATTTAGAATATGTTATGGATGCTGCTAACAAAACAGAGAAAATAAGTGCCCCTTCGGGTAAACATGACGATTATTGTGATAGCACAGCTATAGCATTGCATGGAGCACTCTCAATGTTACCTATTTCTGGTAATTTTGCAGCAGTTTCTATGCCAACGAAGCGTACAGTTAATAAAGGTGATGTCGGATGGACAGGACAGGGCGTTTTTACGTCTAGAAGAGGACAAAATCGATTAAATAAACATGCTCCGGGAGGCATTTGAGCGAAAGCTTTATATACTGTGCCCGCGTTATAGGTATTGATAGCCATGCCTCTACGTGATTATCTGCCTTTTGGCAGAAGAAGAGAATTCGCAAGTGTTGGTGAAAATCCACCTTTTAGTAAGGACAACCCAAGAAGTTTTGGAGCAGGCGTTATAAAACGTATCAAGCTTCAAAATAACTCTAGGACGGGAGGCTACGGAGGTGGAGCGAACAAAGAACCACAAATAGGAGATTACAGAACGTACATGAATGTGTATCTTTCTGACCCTATTATAAGGACTTTGATTGATTTACCTTGTATATACGCAGCGAAGGATGGTTACGATATTGTAACTGACGATGACGTAGAGCGTGAAGCTATCACCAATTTTTTTGATGAGATAAACATTGACCATATTATATACTCTTGGTTACGTAATGGTAGAATCTTTGGAACAGGTTATCTAGAATATACTGGAGATAATTTAGTTTTAAGGTCGTCTCAAAACATGTATGTACAAAGAGATGCATCTGGTCAGATAATGTATTATTATCAAGATGTAGGAGACGACAAAGAGAATGTTAGATTCGAAGAACAAGAAATTATTGAGTATAAAAACAATCCATTTGATGATTATGCTTACGGCCTTAGCGACATTCACCCAGTATTATACTTGGTTGACCTTAAGGATTTTGCCGAGAGGGATATTGGTGCTGCTCTTAACAAGTACGCTTCCAGTAGGTTTGATATATCTGCTGGTTTACCCGATATGCCTTATGGCCCAGACAAAATTAATGAAATTGTTGATGCATTCAACTCATTAGAACCCGGCGAAGATATTATACATGGTAATGATATAACTATCAAAGAAATGCAGGGTACACAAAGAGCATTTGAATACGGTAAGTATACAGATGACATTTTAAAGAAAATACACATAGCATTGAAAGTTCCTGTTACAATGTTTGATAAACCTGAACAAGCACGTGCTATTTTCGAACCTTACGTAAAACATTTACAAAGTGCAGTAGAAGCAGCTTTGAATTCACAACTTATGCCACAACTTGAAAGTGGCAAAGCTAAATTTTCATTCCGTCAAATCAATGTGGCAGATTCGTTCACAAAAGCTAAGACGGACATGATATATCTATCTGAGGGAGTTCTTTCACCCGGTGAAGTTAGATTAGAAAGAGGTCTAGACCCAGAAGGAGTCGTAGAAATACGACCGACTGCTGAAAATGCAAACATTTCTGGTGGAAAAGACCAAGACAAGACTGAGGAATCAGTTCGTGTCGAAAACAGAAACCTAACGGGAGACAGACAAGCATGAGCGAAAACTACGTATACGAAGAATGTCTTATAGAGTTAGCACCTAGACTTAAAAAGAAGGGTGTAGAAAACTATAAAGATATGGCGGCAAATCTATGTCGCATGAGAGTCGGCGAAGGTACTGTTAGAGAATTCGCAGTCCCACAAACACTCGAAGACTCGAAACGTACTTTTGCTTTAGCATTAGAAAAACCTATAACAATCGGAAAGGAAACTATAGACTATCCAGTCATAGCCATCACTTCAGGAGTACATGATGAAGATGGTGACCAGAAAGTTTTTATAGAACCTTCAATATTAGAGAATAATTTAGAGGCTTTTAGTGAGCTTCCAGTTTACTTTAATCACCAGCGAACCGAAGAAGACTTAATAGGCAAGGCTATCAATCCAGAGATTATTAAGTTGGATGATGGTAAAACTGGTATTAAAATGTTAGCTAAAGTCGATAAAGACGCAGCTAAAACAAGTGAAGTGTTAGGAAAGTTAGAAAACGGCGATATGACACATGTTAGTATCGATTGGTTTTCAAAAGACGTAGACGTTTTAGGAGAACCTTTTGCTACGAACATCCGTCCTATCGAGGTGAGCTTCATTGATAATGAAACTCGAACACCCGTATGTGAAGCATGTACAATTGAAGACGGAAAAGAATGTAATGACGAACACCGTGAATTCGGTGAAGGAGAATCTGATTGTGGTGGCGCCTGTGGCGGCCATGAGGAAGATTCATGTGCCTGTGATACACACGGGAACAACAGCGAGGTAGAAAATATGGCTGAAGAAGAAAAAACAATCGTATCTGAAGCAGAGACTATCACAGAGCGTGAATTCGCATCTATGAAGTCTAAGCTAGAAGAAATGACGACATCTTTTGAAGAATTGAATACTAAGCACGAGGAAGCTATTTCTCTAGTGAAGAAATACGAAGACAAAGAAGCTGAGAGAGTCGAAGAAGAACTCAAAGCAAAGAAAATGTCTTTAGTAACTTCAATCCTAGATAAAGAAACAGCTCTTGGAAAACTCGAAGAGGACAACAAGGATGCTCGTGTTGAGGAACTCAATGCATGGGATGACGTTAAGCTAGAAGGATTCAGCATCGCAATGGAGTCTATGCCAGTACCAGAAGAAGCAGAACGCACTTTCGGTAAAGGAAAGGCCCACGACGCTGATGAAAGCCCAGTAGAAGTAGAGGAAGTCCCACGCATGTTTGCGATGAAGGATGGAAAAATATCTTTTACAGGAGAAAAAGAATAAGGAAGAATAAAATATGGCAACAGAAATATTAGTAAATGATGGTGGTGCCCCAGCAAGAATTATGAATCTTGGTGCAGCAAACGCAGCAATTGAAGCCGGTATGTTCGTTGATATCAACAGCAGCGGTAAAATTATTGCAGCAACTGACGACCAAGAAGCATCGTCTTCTGGAGGAAAAGTCGCTCTAGGTGTTCTATTAGTAGACGCAGTATCAGGAGCCCCAACCTCTGTCATAACAGGAAAAGGAATCGTCTGTAACGTACAAGCTGCAGAAGCATTATCAACCGTTGGTACAGAAATAACAATCGACGACGCAGGTAAAGCAGAAGCAACAGCTGACGCAGACGCACACAGAGCAGTAGGAATAACTCTCGCAGCCAGTTTCACTGGAGCAGACTCCAGCGGAAACGATACAACTTTCGTCAAGGTATTATTAATTTAAGGTGATTAAATATGGTTACAACTAAAGAAGGAATATTAACGACACAAGGAGTAGGTAGCGGAGCAACACAAGCAAACCGTGTACTTGTAGATTACAAGGACGCACTTCAAGACTACAGAGTAACAGCATTACCTGTTGTTGAGATGTTTGCTGAAAATTTCACAACTGAAACTGGTGGAGATATAGACATCACGTTCGCAAAACAAAGCATGAATATGGAACAGATTGAAGAAGGAACAACTCCTAAATTCCAATCTACCGATTTACGCAACGAGCGTGTAAGCGTAAAAGAATGGGGTATCGCCGTAGGTGTTACCCGCAGGATGATTGAAGACTCAAGATTTTCAGAAGTAGAACTTGCATTGAATGAAGCACGAAGGGCAGTTGACAGACACGTCACCAGCCACATGGTTAAAGCTTTGTTTGGTGTAGCAGATTCCACTTTTGATACTGGTGTCAACGATTCAGGAACTTTGAGAGACATTAACAGTCATGCAAACGTAGACGCAGAAGCTGAAATTACAGTCTTCTCAACCAATCCACACGGTGCTTTCTTCGGAGAGACACCGGGAACAGCCGCATCTGGTCAAGATGTAAGATTAGTAGACTATGGTCTGTACACAGCAACTGAGTACAACGCTATGGGAACCAACAACGGTTCACACTACATATCTTCAGCTGACACAAGTGGCAGTTCATCCACAGCTGAGTTAGTCCTAGGGGACATTACAACCGCTATGGAATTGATTGGCGCAAAAGGCTTGAATGCTGATACAATCTTAATTTCACCATCCCACTACAAATTGCTATTAGACTTAGCAGACTTCACTGCACCTTTCACATCAGCAGCTGGTACAACTACCGCTGACTTCGGTGGAAAAGGTGGATTGGAATATGTCGACAGCGTAGCACGAACTGGAATTGTTGGACAATTATACGGCCTTAACGTTATGGTTAACGCTTATGTCCCAATGACAAAGTTCGGTGTTTTCGACATGTCTGTCAAACCTATAGCTTACGTAGAAAGACGCGGAATGACCGTCGAGGAAGCAAACCCCGGTTTCGGAATCGTTGGTTCATACATGTCTATGAGATACGGAATGAAGATTATCAGACCAGAAGCTGGTGT